AAATGTTCCAAAACCCAATCTGTAAAACTCATTTTCTTTTTATACATTTTAATTGTGTCAGAATTATGTTTCATTTTTAATTCCCTCAATTATTAAGTTATCAACATCAAATGTCACCATGACATTATCTGTTTTTATATGTTGACCTACTTTCATATTGCATATATCAATTATAGGTCTATCAATACTCCCATTAATTTTGTGAGTTCCGTTTTCGTTAAATTCTATCATTAGATAATTATCAGCATATCTGACATTGTATCTTTTATCTTTTACAAAACCATTATTGGATAATCTTTTACCCTCTATCCAAATTCTTCTGTTTTGTCTGTGAGTACCAAGTTTATATTTATACTGTGTTTCCATATATACCTCTCTCTATATATTCTCTAAACCTTATTTGATTAAATCTAGGGTTAGATTTCTTAAATGTATCTATAAAGAAATTAATAATAAAGTCAATATCTTTTTTAGATTTATTATTGTTCTTGCAATTACTTATAATTGTATTTGCAACTTCTATAAAATCTTTTCTAGTTAGCATTATAACCCTCCATAATTTATGTCAGTATTATTTTTAATATAATCTTTTGCAGATTGTAATGCTTGACTTCTATTTTTTACATAATCAGTAAAACAATCTATTTCTTTATTATTAAGATATACATTAAATGTAGCTGATTTATTCCAGCTAATATAAAATATATTTCCCTCAAATTCACTTCTAAAATAAACTATATCTTTAGCCATTTTTAACCTCACTTTGTTTAACTTTTACTTAACATTTAATTGTGTCTTAATTATGACCTTGTGTCAATTAAGCATATCTGCACTTGCTACTTTTACCTCCTAGATAACTAAAGCCATTATAAGCACTTGATATTGGGTAGTGTATTCGCTTGTCAAGGTCTTTAAAACTTTGTTCTTTGTATTCAACTTTAAAAGGCATTTTTTCTTTTTTTATCCAAACGATTGCCTTAAATCGTCTGCGTGGTTTTTTATTATTTAACATTTTTAACCTTTCTTTTACCAATTTTACTAAAATCTATATGGTCAAAACTTATTCTTTTTAAAGCTAGAGCAAAGTTTTTTCGTCTTTGCAATTCTTCCTTTTTAGTTCTTTTCTTCATCATTAAACCTTTGTTTAACTTGGTTAAGGGAAGGTATTTAAACTCACTTTAAAACTTCCATTATTAATAACTAATTTATAATTGTGTTCTAAATAAGGCAAAAATAAGGTCATAATAAGATTTATTTGTTGTATTTTTACAACACATTTAAGGGAAGGTATTGGCTGGAATCTGGGAAAAAATAAAAGGGCGAAGTTTAAACTATAATTGTGACATAAATAAGGCACAAGGTTGCGACACATTGTCGCAGGTCCGAGGGGCAGGGTTGGTTGACCAAGTGAAAGTGTTCTCGTTTTGTTCCTCCAGGATTTGTTCCTGTTTTGTTCTTTTCGATATACCCACCCCCCAATGACCGACCACCCCCCACCCCAAAAAAACCAAGGCCCAGACTTATATATAATACACTGAAAAAAATTTTAGCAAAATTTCAGGATATTAAGGTAGGTTGCCCCGCTGTGCCCCCTTGACTTGAGGATGATGTTTTGATTATTGCGGGGAGGTGCGTTATATTTGAGAGAGAAACGCTCATCGAACTAGGTTCGGAATCCTCCCCGTCTTACAGGAGACGTGTAGTTTAGAACTACACACTAATATTCTACAACATTTGCTCTTGCAATTCAAGACTAAATGTTGTATACTTATAGGGTAATGACTAAAGCAACTAAAATGCAACAACCTGATTCAGAGGTTAAGCTAACTCCACAGCAGGAAGCATTCTGCAACGAGTTTATTAAGGACTTAAACATTAAACAGGCTGCCATTCGAGCAGGCTACTCTGAAAAGCACGCGGCAAATAATGCTTATACACTAACTAAAAACCCCGCGATTGTACAGCGAATTGCAGAGTTGAAGTCAGAACAAACAAAGCGTACTAAAATTGAAGCGGACGATATACTTAGACGCCTAGTACGTATCGCTGAAAAGACTGAACAGGAAGGCGATTACAACGCGGCTATCCGCTCCTTAGAACTATTAGGTAAACATCAAGCGATGTGGACTGACAAGAATATTACGGAGATGGAAGTCAAGAACGCATTTGCTACTGGTAACTCAGAAGCAGATATTGCGCGAGACGTTGAAAGATTAAAACGTATCGCTACACCAAAACTAAAAGAAGCAAAGGGGGCATAATGCCAGGAGCAGCAAACATATACAAAATGCGTAAAGCCGCTAAAGAAAAAGACGAGCTTAAAGCAGAAAAGAAAGAACCAAAGAAAAGAATAACTCGTGCGGATCTTCTTAAAAAACGTGGAGAAAATATAAAAAGAGCACAAGAGAATAGAAGGAAAAAATTTGAAAAGCCTAAGTCTAGAGCAGAGATTGCTAAATCTAAAGGAGAAGCTAATCGTGCAAGGAAAAAAAGAGCTAACGTAAAATCATCTGTGGATAGACCACAGCAAAAACAAAAACCTAAAAAGAAAAGTATTGTAACTAAAATTAAAGAAAAACTTTTTCCAAAGCAAGAAGCTAAAGCTAAGGAACCAAATGTAAAGCCTAAGAAAAAACCTATCTCATCTTCTGATAAGAAAAAAGATAAAGCTATTATGAAGGCTGAGGAAGCAAGAAGAGCTAGAGGTAAATCTGAAAAAGCTAAACAAGATTCAGCAGCAATAATGAAAAAAGAAAAAGCTAGCAGAGCTAAAGCAAAAGCTGATATGCCAAGTGGTAGATCATCTGCAGCATCAGGTGCTTATAAGAAAAAAGAAGCAGCTGAAAGAAAAAAATACGTTCAAGGCAAAGTAAAGTCTGGTCCATCAGGAAGTAGATAATTGTCTAATCAGCGTAAAGTAGTTGAAGGTGGAGTGAACGAAGCGCGAGCTATAGTTCAAAAGAAATCGAAAGACTTTGCAAAGAAAGCAACGTTAGGTGCTATACTTTATGGTGCTGAAAAACTACCAGGCTCGGGAAAAGTTAAAGATTTTTTTGCACCGAAGCTTGAAAGCATTACAGAAAAAATCCCTAAGGGATTAACTGTAGGTATAGATCCAGTAGAAAAGAAATTTAATGTTGGGTTTAAAATTAAATTTTAGGAGAATAAAATGGGTATAATTAAAACTGTTAAATCACATCCAGTTGAAGGTCCTTATAATCAAACTAAATATACTGCTAAAGTAAAACAAGGAAAGAATAATACTTTTACTTGGACTGAAGATGCAGAAGAGTATGATTATAATAAAGGAGTACATGTTTGGGATATTTACAATCTTCCAGAAGGTACACCAACAATTGGTGAGACTGTAAAAGTTTCTAATAAAAAAAGTAAATAACTCAACTAACACAGGAGATAGTATGAGCACTCGCGTATTAACGCCAACACTTGAGGAGTATGATTCAAACAATCCTCCTGCTAATCTATACAAACAGTTAGCATTATGGGGTGGTAAGGCGTATGTCGTTAACAAGTGAAGATAGAGACGCAGCCACTAGGCTAGCAATACATCAAGCACGTGATGACTTATTAGCATTTGTAATGCTAATGAATCCCACATTTAGTGTAGGTCCACACCACAGAGTTTTGTGTGACCAACTAATGAGATTAGAAAAAGGTGATACTGATCGTTTAATGATCTTTATATCACCACGTTCTAGTAAATCATTAATTACATCTACATACTTTCCAGCATGGGCGCTAGGTCGTAATCCATACTGGCAAGAAATAGCAGTATCACATAGTGACGACTTAGCTACAAGGTTTGGTCGTGCCATTCGTGACATCATAAACACGGATGCATACAAATCTATATTCCCGCAAATAAATATTCGTAAAGATAACAGAGCGGCAAACTCATGGGCGCTTGAACATAAGAAGAAACAAGCAGGATCTTTCCTAGCAGCTGGTTCTGGTTCAGGTATTGCAGGGTTTGGTGCACACTTAGCAATCATTGATGACCCTATATCAGAGCAAGATGCCTTTTCTAAGACAAGAAGAGACAGTTTGAATGAGTGGTATTCCTCTGGTTTGCGTACAAGGTTAATGCCTGGTGGAAAAGTAGTGCTAGTTATGACAAGATGGCATGAAACAGACTTAGCAGGGTTCTTATTAGAGCAAGAATTTACTTCACCTATGGCAGATAAGTGGGAAGTTGTACGTATTCCTGCGTTAAATAGTACCGAATCGGTACCAATTCTAGAAAAAGCTAGGAAAACTCTAGTAAAACAAGGATATTTAAAAGATAAATACCCTAAATTACAGTTAGGTGAGTCTTTTTGGCCAACATCTGACAAGGATGGTGGGTTTTGTTGGACAACAGAGGAAATAATACGTACAAAAAACAATACACCTGCATTTAAATTTGATGCATTGTATGGACAAGCACCATCTTCTGAGCAAGGTAACATTATTAAGCTAGATTGGTGGCAAAATTGGACACATGACAAAGCGCCTGAGTGTGATTACATTATACAATCGTGGGATACAGCGTTTTCTACTAAAAGTACCGCAGATTACTCAGCTATTACCACATGGGGTGTCTTTGGTGGAGACGTAAGTACACCTAACTTGTGTTTATTGGGGGCAGAAAGAGGTAGATGGGATTATCCTACATTACGTCAGAAAGCTTTAGATAAATATGAAGAGCATGACCCTGATACAATCTTGATTGAGAAGAAAGCTTCAGGTCAATCATTAATACAAGACTTACGTATGACAGGATTACCTATATTTGAGTTTAATCCTGATAGAGACAAAGTAGCAAGAGCATATTCAATTACAGGTTTATTTCATAATGGAAGAATTTATGCCCCTTTTGACAGAAAATGGGCAGTCGAAGTAATGGATGAAGCTAGAACCTTTCCAACTGGTAATCATGATGACTATATGGACACATTATCTCAAGCTTTACTTTGGATGCGTAATGGTGGTTACATAGATCATAGTGAGAATACGTGGGTTGACAAGGCTGAGCAAAGAGTATATAATAGAAAGAACATGGAGCAGGGAAAGCAAAAAGGCTTTTACTATTAGTAAGGATACAAAATGGCAATTGAAAAACAAATAGATTTAGAAGAAGCAATTACTTCTGTAAAGATGCCAACCGCTGATAACATTGAGCGATTGGATACAGGAGAAGTTGAAGTTGAATTAGCAGATGATGCAGAACTAGAAGCTGCAGAAGCAATGGGTTTATTCGATGAACAAGAACAATTAACAGAAGAGTTCGATGCAAACTTAGCAGAGCAAATGCCTGAAGAAGATTTGCAATTTGTAGCAAATGAATTATATGATGGTTTTACTAAAGATAAAGATTCAAGACAAGAGTATGATGACATCGCAGAAGAAGGTGTAACACTTTTAGGATTTAAAGATGATGAAGGTGGTGAACCTTTTCCGGGGGCATGTAGTGCAACTCACCCTGTATTAGCACAAGCAGTTGTAAAATTTCAAGCAAAAACTTATAAAGAATTATTTCCAACCGAAGGTCCTGTACGTACTCGTATAATTGGTATGGATACTATGCAAAAACAAGAACAGGCAAATCGTGTTCGTCAATTTATGAATTGGCAAACACAAATACAAATGCCAGAGTATGGACCTGAGTTAGATAGATTATTATTTTATGTTTCCTTATATGGTACTGCATTTAAGAAAACATATTGGGATCCAACACAACAAAGAGCTTGTACTGAATTTGTAAAGGCAAGTGATTTTTATGTAAACTATTATGCATCCGATTTAGAGAATGCAGAAAGATATACACATAAATATACATTATCAAAAAACCAAGTTAAGAAATTACAATTAGCAGGTATGTTCCGTGACTTAGATGTTATGGAAACTCCTATTGATGAAAGTTCAGCAACTGAAAGTGAAAACGAAATTGTAGGTCGTGCAAAACCAGGCATGGCTGAAGATGAAGTAGAAATTTTAGAAGTACATGCAAATATTGATTTACCAGGATTTGAAGATGAAGATGGATTAAAACTTCCTTACATTGTTCACATGACAACAGATGAACAAGTATTATGTATCCGAAGAAACTGGGATGAAGATGATATGTTACAAAAAAAGAAAATGTATTTTACTCATTATACTATGATCCCAGGTTTGGGATTTTATGGTTACGGGTATTTACATTTGATTGGTGGCTTAACTAAAACAGCTACCTCCTCCCTACGTCAGCTAATAGATGCTGGCACCTTTGCTAACTTGCCAGGTGGCTTTAAGGCGCACGGTCTTCGTGTGCTTGCCCCTGACGAGCCAATCTCACCAGGTGAATGGAGAGAAGTAAATAGTCCTGCTGGAGATTTAGGTAAGTCGTTACAACCTCTTCCATTTAAAGAACCATCAGGTACGTTATTCCAATTAATGCAATATGTTACAAATCTTGCAAAAGAGTTTGCCGATGCGACAGATAGTGTAGTAGAACAAGGTTCTAACTATGGTCCTGTCGGCACTACAATGGCTTTGTTAGAGCAATCTTCAAAGCTATTCAACGCTGTGCATTC